CAGATATTCAAATCAACTATTTTGCCAAAGTTAGCGGCGAACGACTCTACTGAAACTTGGGATTATTCCTATTTGTTTGAATGGACTTCTCCGCTTCAGAGGATTGTTTTGAATTATGGCGATACGCCTGAGTGGCGTTTGGTTGGTGGTGTTGAACACAAAGACTACTCTCTTTGGCTTCAAATTGAATTAGATAACGTCGCGAAGGATTTTGGCATCAAGCGGCCTGAAACTTATACTTTCGGCTCCATTGATGACCTGCGAGACATTGACAACTGGAAGGGTAAAGAGGGCGTGGTTATCTATTCCAAAGAGGGCCAGGCCTTGCACAAAGTCAAATCGGCATGGTATCTCGCTCTTCATCACATGAAGTCGGAATTGGCTTCTTTCGACAAAGTGATTGACGTTTGGTTCACCATGAATCGTCCTGACTATCAGACTTTTTATACTCACGTTGCGAAACAATTCGACTTTGAATTGGCAAATCAGATTCAAGGTGACATGAGCCGTATCTGTGACGGTTACAAAGAAGTCAACAAGATTGTGGCGCACATGACCGAATTTGTTAATGAAGTTCGTTCCATGTCAACTCGTCGTGACCAAGCTCAGAAGATTCTTTCTGCTTATGGCGAAACGAATCGCGGTTCTTTCTGTTTCAAGTTGCTTGACAACAAGCCACTCGCAGACGATGATCTGAAAAAACTCCTGTATCAAGTCTTAAAAAAATAAAATGAAAATTCAAATCGCAGCGTGGTTGTGTTTTTATGTTCTTCAGATATCGGCTTCTCCTCCGATGCCGCCGCTGAATGAACCTCGTTTCATCGGTGTCCCGATATTCGGTCCGAATTGGATTACCGATGCAAACACGTCGTCCACTCGTGCGTGGCAATTTGGCTGTTGCAGCCCGATTGATGGCGGCCAGACTGCCTTCACGTCACTCTCAATCCCTGGACCGGGTGTATCCTCAAGTCTCTGGGTCAACGTCACAAATCATTTCTGGACGAATGGAATGCCCGTGCAACACAGTCTTAGGTTTCGCTGGGGCGCTTCCATGACGAGTGGAAACAACGTTATTTTTTATATCAATGGTTCTCCTTACACCAATACATCCTTCGCGTCAAAGTGGACTGATGTAAAATTGTTGATTCCGCCGCTCGATGGTGCCACACTTCAATTCAAGTGGACGGCGAGGGATAACTCTACTTTTGCCGAGGGAGACTTGGTTGACCTTGATGCGGTCAAGTGGATTCCTATTTTTCCGGTTCCTATAAATTATATAGAAACGAACTTCATGATTTCCGTGAATACCAGCAACACTTTTTTAATTAAATGGGCAACTAATTATCAAGGTTATGTATTAACCTCAAAAACAAATATAGAAAGTCCTACGTGGATTGTTGAGCCAGGCGTTGTTGTTTTCACGAACAACATGTTCAGAACCATCGTAACGAATTCCTTGCCAAGAAAATTCTTTAGGTTACGTTTTCCTTGACAGATCACTCTTTATAGACTAATATAAAATATGAACAGACACAAATTCTTGGTTTTGAATAAACGGGCTGAAGTTTACAACAGTTTCGATGACATTGATTCCGTTTGTGGATTTCTTCTCCGAACAGGATATCTCAATAACAAAACCGTCATCGTCATCAAAGGCGACAAGGCCGGAGTGATTGAGGTTATCACGGATGTTCTTGTTCTTCAAAAACAAATCCAAAAGATTCTTGAAACGTTGTGACTCTTATTCTTTCATTGCTGACAGTCATCATCACTCCATTGGGAATTTGTTGGTCGTTAAACAATCTGTTCAATCTCCACATTTCATACAACATTGAATCATGGGTTGCAGTTGTTTTTCTAATCGCGGTGTTCCGCGTCTTGGTTTCAAGAATAGTTTTTATTCAACCTCTACCTCCTCCTAATAATGAGCCACAGAAAACACAAACTCCACCTTTGGAATAAGAATCCCAAATGTCATTGGTGCGGAGAAGTAACACTCCTGACCAATGAAAAGGAAATCAAAGGAAATCCACAGCCTCTAATGGCGACGATAGATCATTTGATATCTCGTTATAATCCAAGTCGATGGTTACACAACCAATCAAACGAAAGGAGAAATGTATTGGCGTGTTTCGAGTGTAATCAAAAACGTCAAGCCGAGGAAACAAGAAAACTCTCCATCGAAGAAAGAAGAGCCAGGGGAGTAAATGCAGGCTTGACATTCAAGCCAAATAAGTCTCTAAAGTCACCGGTTAGATCCTTGGATGAATTAAAAAAACTATTCGCTGACCAAGGAATTGATTTGGATATAAGTAATGGACCACCGAAGGTTGTTGGAGTATTGTGTAAGATATGATTAATCAGATTGACACAAATCCTTATTATGATATGCTTTCGGCAGAACCGAAAGTCTGTAAAGAGCAAATAGAGTTTATGTCTGATAATGGATTTTACGCCACGAAACGTGACGAAAGTTGGGTGCTTTGGGAATTAAAGAAATGGCCAGAAATCAAAGTTTGGCTACAGTATTTTCAATCTGATTTGAGTCAACAATACATCTCCATGTTGATTTACAAAGCCGGCGTTGACACTGGCAAGATTTTTCAAGTGAATGAGATGCGATTGTCTCTTGGCATGCCGGCTCTTGTCGATGGTGACATTCAACGACTTGGTTCTTTTCGTTATCCTCTGTTGGCGATTGACCATCATCCTTCTTGACATTCCTATAAATAGTGGTAAATTCTTCTTTGTGAAAGTTACCAAATTCCAAGATTTAGTTGATAAAAAAGTGAAGTTTTACGGAGTATGCGACACTTGTTTCAAGATCAACAACACGATTTTTCAGGCAGTCGAAGATCCGGCCGATGGATATCGTTCCTACCTTGGTTCCGTGGAACTTGAATCCGATGTCAAGAATCTGATTTTCTTCCGTAAATCAATCGTTGATGTAACTATCAAGGATTCATACATCGGATATCAGTTTGTTGATGACTCCGGACATTGTTGGCTTCAGTTTGGAACGGAAGCAGCGAATGACTATTATCCCTATTTCGTCTTTCGATATACTCCAAAGAAATCATAATTCATTTGACATTTCATCGGCATTTGTTATATTAACACGTTGATGAGACAGACCCGTAAAGGGCGTCAAGAGTAGGGTATCGGCACCACCACAAAAACGTTAACGATATAGATTTGTTAAAATAATCCATCGATTTATTTAACAAATCATTTGACAAATCATTTGACAAATCATTTCAATATGTTAATATACTCCATGACAAAGAACGAAATCAAGAACCTCTTCAAATCGAAACTCTCCACCAGCGCGACTTGGGCCGTCAAGGGAATGTTGAAAATCTACGAGTTCCAGACTGCCTCTGAACAGTCCGCTGGTGTCACTCACGAGCACAACAAGGTTGGATTCTCCGGATGTGACGCGGAAATCCTCAGCTCCTTCTGTAAGCAGATTCTCAAGGGATACCGGATGAGCGACAAGCAGATGGTCATCGTGTTCAAGAAAATGCCTCGCTACTGGCGTCAGCTGTCGGAAATTTCCGACCAGGCCAAAGTCGAATCGATTGCCGAGAAAATGGCCGCTTGACATTCAAGTAGAATCTGATAAGTTTCACCACAGTCAACAACAACAAATAAATAAAACCATGACACGCAATCAAGCACTCCGTTGGCTCCATCTGAACGCCGGACTTAATCAGAAGGGCATTTACTCCGTCACTCGCAAGGGCGAAACCCTCTCCAACAAGGATTGGAATCAGCTCCGCTCCAATTTCCTGGAACTTATCGCACGAGTCGGCTAACACACAAAGGGGAATGAGTCCCCTTAAATTTCTATGACTTTTAATCTATCTAAACTCAGTGGCGAGTGGATAGGTCATTATCGTGCATCATTCGATCAGGTTGTCAAGTTCACAATATGTTCTGACAACATTTTGACCGCCACCAAAATCACGGGTGATGAACATGTTCCCGGCGGCGAAATTACTTTCATCGTTGACCTTGAAACCATGATTGGAAAGGGGCGAGTGTCTGAAAAAGAATTCCGAAATCCTTGTTGGATTCCTGTTCAACTTTTTATAGAAAGCGAAGAGAGAGTATCGGCAGTTTTTCAGGACATGGGGCGGGTGGATTTTAGAAAAGATGATTGACATTGTTTGAAAAACTGTTACTCTACTACGATGATAATTGTTGGCGACATACACGGGCGATATAAGGAGTTAAATAAAATCGCCCGTAATAATAAAGATCAAACCATTCTCCAAGTTGGAGACTTTGGTTTTGGCTTTGGTGAAATGTATGACTATGACCCATCTCTGATTGAGTCAAACATCCGTTTCTTTCGTGGAAACCATGATAGTCCTGAATTGTGTAATGCCCATCCTCAATGTCTTGGTGACTTTGGAGTTTTTGAAAACATTTTCTTTGTTGCTGGTGCAGATTCCATCGACAAGGATCAACGAATTGAAGGGCGTGACTGGTGGAGGAATGAGGAATTGACTCATCAACAATTCAACGATGCAATTGCTCTTTACGAAAAGACAAAGCCGGAAATCGTCGTAACTCACGATTGCCCACAATCAATCTGTGAAGGATACTTTTTGATTCATGACCGTTCCTTTACTCGAATGGGATTACAATCGTTGCTTGACATTCACAGGCCGAAGCTTTGGATTTTCGGGCATCATCACAAACATTTTGTAAAGGATGACAGTGGAACTGTTTTTCGTTGTCTGCCTGAACTTCAGACTTATCAAATGCCACCATGATTATATTGGATATTTAGATTAAAAATTATGAACATACACGTAACAATTCGTGACGGATTCATCCGGGCCGACACGATTAGAAAAGATGGAACGAACGGATTAAATCACTACCACTACACTGCCAATGCGTTCCAGACAGACGTGGCGAGGTTTTCGGCAGCTCTTGACCGTGTTATGTTCGACAACTCAGATACAGAAATCACGTTCACAACAGACTCGAAATATCAGCCGGCTCTTGACACGGTTTTGGATGCCATCAAGAACGGAAAGGTTTTGGTTTCTTTGTAAAATCATTTGACTTCAACTTCCATTCCTGTATATTGTGTTATGAATAACACCGTATCTGCCGACATTATCAAACGCGTCGAGGACAAGATTCTCGAAGTGATGACGATTCTCCAATCTCGTTATCCTCACGTCGTCATGACCATTCCTTCATATTCGTTCCGACAAATGGGGCGGAAAGGTGGATTGGCCTATTATTCTCTTGCCAAGATGGAATTTAATTCTGACTTCTTCAAGAATCACTGTGAAGACATGATCAACCAAACGATTCCTCACGAAATCGCTCACTGTATCGCATATCAAGTGTATGGCATGGCTGGAAAAGGTCACAACCGATTGTGGAAAAACATCATGTATGCCTTGAGCTCCATCGGCGTCAAAGTCACCCGTTGTCATGAATACAGCCTTGAAGGTGTCAAGACTCGAAAGGTTCTTCGCCCTTTTATCTACGCGTGTAGTTGTCAGAAATTCACCTTCACGATGAACATCCACATCAAAATCCAAAAGGGTCGCCGATATACTTGTCGGAAGTGTCGCCACCCGATCGCTCTTCTTGGTTGTAATTTAATTTCACAAGCCGCTTGACAAATCGATAACGACAAAGTATAATAACTCAATGAAAGATCTCGAAACACCATCAAACTCCAAGAAGAAAACCAACGGATACTCCAGCAACGTTCTCAAGCAGAAACGTCAACGGCGCCAGTATGATGCCGATGACCGCCTGGCCGCCTGGGATTCCCTCTCTACTCAAGAGAAGTTGAACAGTCTTTCCGGTCGAAGGGGCGAGAGTAAGAGGCAGGTTGCCCGTTTGAAAGCTCAGACGCAGCCTCAACAGCAAGACAAGAAAAAGGCATGAGGTTGCCGATTGCATACGACGTGAAGTGTCCGACTTGTGGCCGTCTTGGTTACATTCACACCAGAGATACAGCGGCCTATTGGACTTCTGGCGCAACGTGGCGATGTTTCCATTGCAAGGATACCTCCACAACAGAACAGTTACAAGAGTCGAGTGGAGACACACCGAAAAATGTAATTGATTCTTGACAATACTATAAATTATAGTAAACTGTTCGTATGATTAATAACGAACTCGAACGTCAAGAACTTGAATCCGAAAACGATGGTTACGCTAATG